CAACGTTTAAGGGGGCACGGAATGAACCGTAACCCCCGTATTTATTGTGGTGCGCCCTGCAGGATTCGAACCTGCGGCCTACGGCTTAGAAGGCCGTTGAGCTACTTGATCAACCTTAGATAAGATGGGCGTTTAGGGGTTGTTTCTGATTGTTGAGTTGTTGAGGCTGTTTCTAAATCGTCAATCAACTTTTCTGCTTTTTTGAATACCTTGTCAAAGGCTGCATCCATCTTCGCGGCAACTTTGTCGGCGTATTGAATAGCACGACTACTGGTGGAATGTCTATACTGTTTGTTGGCCATTACCGTACTGTGACCCATGATCGCCATGTGAACAGAGTCCGGAGTGTCTTCATCTTCCAGTGATACTGCCAGGGCGTGGCGGAAGTTGTGGTGCGTTACGTGCTGCCCGATATCAAATAACTTGGCAGCCGTCCTGATCGTTCTCTTGAAACTCTTATATGGTCTTTTTGTTTTTTCGTTAATTACGAGATATCCCTCTGTTCGGCTACCGATAGCAACCTTCAAAGCATCGATCAGATGCACAGCTTTTGCCGATATCGATTTAATTTTGATCTGCCCGCCCTTGCACCTCACATTTAATTTCATGCGCTTCATATCAATATTTTCGACTCTGACGGTGGTAGCCTCCGCGATCCGCAGCCCGAGGTAGCCCATAAGCATAAATATTACGATTTTGTCCTTGTCAATGTAGCTGCATATCTGGGCAAACTCTTCTGTGGTTACCGGGATAGTTTCTGTTTTCGGTACGCACTTGTCCTTAGATGGCCGCGGGATATCATGGATCTTCTCTGCCAGCCCGTTTTTCTTCATCCACTTGACCATGGCTGACAGGTAGTTCAGCTCCTTCTCTATGGTCCGGTGGGTGACGGTCCGCTCAGTATTCTTCACTTTTGTTTCCAACCGCTCGCCAATGTATCGATACACCAGGGGTGATACGATCTGACGCGGGGACAGCCGGCCGAAGTGGGGGAGCAGCAGTCGTTTCATCACGGACAGCATGTCCTTAACGATATCGGGAGATGATACTGTCTTGTAATAGGTGGTATATGATACGAGGGTGTCCGCAATGGTAGGCTCGACCTGTAGCCGTTCGCCCTTGATCAGAGCATTCAGCCTCTTGTCCTCTGCCATCACGTCCGCTTCGTCACCGTAATAGGTGAAGTACAGCGGGGTTTTCTTCGTACCCTGGCTGACGACTATGTACCACCAGTTCTCGCCCTTTGTTGGATGCTTGCGGTAGCTCATGGGGTCACCTCTATTTTGCTGTCTGGGTGATGAATGCAGGAGGCCCAATACCAATACGAAGCGTTAATGGCCTTTCTTTCTTAACGACAGCCATTGTTTCAGTGTTTATGCCACCATCGAGACAAAGTGCTCCGAATGACATTCCAAAGATGTGTTCCCCTGGAGGCATATATAAAATAACCTTTTCAGCCCCCCACAATTCAGCAGTATCAATACCGTCTACAGAAGCAATAACCTTACAGCCGCTTCCAAGATACCCTTCATCCCTCTTTATTGTTACTTGACCCAGATCGGGCTTAATTCCCATGTATCTTCGGTCAAGCCATGATGTCCCGGTAATCCTTTTTGCATCTTTGGTGGCAATGGGAGTCGTGGCGCATCCTGACAACATCAATATGACAATAAGTATAAGTATTTTCATAGCGTCACCCTATTTGGAGCTTTGTATGGTAGTGAGTATTCCGTTGTCAAAATATAAGTAGTCTGATCCGGATTCGTGCATTACCCATTGCTCGCGACTTCGACTTCCGGTCAGAGTCTCATTTATCTTATATGGTCGGCCCCATGCAGCTACAGCCTGTTCCGACGTCATTCCAGTATGCACTTTACCACTTGCGATGGTGTTGCAGTCCGAGTCACTCCACTCAGGGTGTTTTGCTTTGATATTTTTCCCTTTAGGCGTGAGGTTATCACCATTCTTTTCGGCTGTAACTTCAGCCATAGATCTTACGTTGCTGGACGGGGGAGGGTCATTTGCGTTGAATATTCTGAGAACGATCATTACAAGTATGACAGCAACTATTAAGGTCCCACACCCGATACCCTTCTTTTTAGGGGTAGCACCACAATGGGGGCAACTCTTGGCTTCATCACTCACATCCCTGCCACATTCCTTGCACGCTATAATAGCCATTTCACTCCTCCTTACATTCTACAAACGACTTTGTAGCACTTCCTTATTTCTTCAGACCCAATGACAATAGATTCGTGCGCCTGGTTATAACTCTCAAGCAGTATAGTCCCGTTTGTCCTTCTAAACCGCTTCAACATAACTCGACCGTCAGACAATCTCACAACAACATCATCATTATTGATCACGTCTTTTGTTGTATCTACGACAACAACCTCACCGGGGAAATATCTGGGAACCATGCTATCGCCCTCAACTCTGAACGCAAAAGCATTTGGATCCGTGATCTGTGGTGGGCATGCGAGCCGGTCCATTCCTTGGCCTACTGGATAAGCATCAGTCCAGTAGTTAAAGTCACCACCTTGCGCGAAAGAAATTACGGGGATCGTCCGTCCGCTTGCAGTAACTTGTCCGCCTTGCACAGTAACCGTTGACCCGGTCACCATAGCTGTAGCCGCAAACGTGTCGGGGGCTTCGGTCGCACTCAATGTCCCATTTATGCCCATGAGTTCAGACGGAGATTTGCCAACCTCATTGGCAATCATTGCCAGCATTTTGAGCGTGGGTTCTCTGTTGCCTTCCAGGTAATACCCAACAGAGGTTGCATTTGTTTTGAGCTTGCGCGCCGCTTCTGCTTTGCTGCCGTATCTATTGATAATTAGATCCATGGCAGCGGCTAAGTTCGGATATTTCTTCTCTGTAGTGTCCATGGAAAAAAATCCTACTCTTTATTTTTTTATTTGACAACAAACAATTGTTGTTGGTATAAGACGACACAACAATTGTTTCGGACAAAAAAAGAAAGGGGTGATCGAGTGTACGCATTCAGGCATGAATCAATTAGGGAACTACGCGAGAAGGAAGCACTGACAATGGACGCATTTGCACAGCGGGTAGGCATGAGCAAGCAGGTTGTATCAACGTGGGAGACAGGAGCATGCGAGCCAAGAGTAAACAGCCTGGCTAAAATTTCTCAGGAATTTAATGTACCGTTGGACTTTTTTTTCTCTACAAGCGAAACAACAGTTGTGACGGCGGAGCAGTAAATGACTCAACTCGACCGCATAGAGTCGAAGCTCGACAAGTTACTCAGGATGTTCGGCACTGAGTCAACATCGGACATGGACGCAAAAGCAGCAGTGTATGCATCGGGCGGAGTCGCGGATCTGAAGTCGTTTATGAAGTCGGAATCAGACAGAAAAGCAAAAGGAGTATGCAAATGATCTTCAATAGGGACTTGAGCAACCTTTGTGAGGAATGCCAGCTGGACAAAAAAGAGCTGATCAAGACGGCCGCAAGCCTTGTGCTGCTGGTTGCAATGTTTTCTCTGATGGGATGGGCCTTCCTGCCGAAGTACAACACCACTCCACCAGCCCCAACGTTGACGATGGAGCAGATGACGTACATGCCTGCCAACGAGCTGGCGCGATGGACGGCAGAGATCAACGCAGAAATGGAGCGGCGCACAAAATGAGGATCAAAAACTGTAAGCCGAATCCGCGCATCACGGACGTTGTCTCTTACAAGCCAGGGACTCCGGAGTTTGATGCAATCGCTTCACAGGTAACAGATATCAAGCAGATCAGGAACTGATTCAGCCACGAGAGCAACAAGTTGACGGCTGAACGCGTACCGGAACCACGCAGACGTCATGAAGGAATAAACACTCTGAGGTGATTATGAATTATCCAGCGTATTTCAGGCAGAAGAAACAGGAAGCAGCCGGTCAGGCGAGTTTGGACAACATGGAGGACCCAGCTTATGCAAATCAGGGGGAGGTGATAGACGACGATCAGGAGGAATGAAAAAGCCCGCTGCAAACGGGCTGATCCATAAAAAATTTTACTGGAGAACTGATGCTACCAAAACAACCCTCAAAAATCAACTTTACTTTTCCCCGCACTACGTTTGCTACGTCAAACGGCCTATTTGAACAACTCAACCATATCGGGTCGGAGTTGTCAGAAGTGAATCAAGCGTTCCTGAACGAGCCCATTGAACGGGTGGCCGAAGAACTTGTTGACCTGTACCACTCGGTTGAAACGGCACTGCGCATCATTGATGAACGCTATGTACTCATTGTTGCTGTTGCAGAAAAAGTGGCAGAGAAAAATCTGCGTCGGGGGTATTACCTGTGATCGCTGTCGAGTTCAAAATACCGGGCAAGCCGGTCGCACAATCCCGCCCACGTTTCGCCAGGCGCGGAGCATTCGTACAGACATATGACGCGGCACCGGCCAAGGACTACAAGTCGTGGGTCAAATCCTGCGCGGTTGAACACATGACCCGCTTCGATATCAAGATGATTCCCCGGGAGATTCCCCTGGTGATGATCCTGACCGTAGACGTGGATCGTCCGAAGGCCAGAAAGAAAGACCTATTCCCCGTTACAAAGCCTGACTGCGACAACTTCGCAAAGGGCGTCATGGATGCACTTGAATCAATCCTCTACACAGCTGACCAACAGATCGTCCGGCTGATCGTTTCAAAACACTACTCAGACCGTCCAGGAGTGACGGTATCAATATCGGAGGCTACATGCTGAAAGACCTTATGAAGAGAAAAGCGGAGCTTGAAGAGGAAATTAAAGCTCTTTACGAAAAGCACATCACCCCGCTGCAGGAACAGATCAGCGCGATCAGTATCGATATCGAACATTCTGTAGCTGGCAAGCTGGCCGATCTCCGTCAGCTGCAGGCCAAAGAGTACGGAGTTGTTCACCTGGTGATGGATGGCTACAAGATCAGCGAGACGGTTTCCAAGAAAGTGGAGTGGGACCAGCAGAAAATGAACGATCTGTTTGACGCTATAGCCACGGCCGGTGACGATCCCCGCGCTTACATGAAGTTAAAACTGGAAGTATCGGAGAAGGCCTACGCTGATTTTGTTCCGGAAGTAAAGGCGCTGTTTTCTGATTGCCGCACGATCACACCGGGCAGGCCATCACTCAAGTTCGAGGAGGTGGCCAGTGCTTGATCAGATCAAATCCGCTAACTCGGTATTTCCTCCGCAAAAGATTCTCGTCTACGGCGTGCAGGGAATCGGAAAGAACACCTTCGCCGCAACATTCAAGTCGCCGATCCTCCTGCAGATCGAGGACGGATCGGCAGCAATCGACATTCCGGCCTTCCCTCTGGTCACAGTATTTCAGGGTGTGATTGATGTTATCCAGGCGCTGCACGGTGACCACCAGTACAAGACGCTGGTGCTTGACACACTTGATTGGCTGGAACCGCTCCTGTGGGCCGCATGCTGTGAGCACCACGGTAAAGAGTCGATAGAGAGTTTCGGCTACGGCAAGGGCTATATCGAGGTTGACCGCTGGTGGCGCCATGTTATGTCCGGCCTTGATTCCCTTCGTCACGCCAAAGGAATGGACATTGTTGTTCTGGCACATTCAGAGATCAAGAACATCAGCCCGCCGGATACTGACCCGTACGACTGCTATCAGATCAAAATGCAGAAGCGAGCCTTCGCTCTGTGGCAGGAGTGGGCGGACATGGTGCTGTTCACAAATTTCAAGGTCAACGTACAGAAGACGAAGACCGGTATCAACGAGGAGCGTACTCGGGGGATTGGGACCGGCGACAGGGTGATCTACACCACCGAGCGCCCGGCTTACAAAGCAAAGTCTCGCTGGCCGCTGCCGGACGAAATACTGATCGGTAAGGACCGCACCTGGTCATCATTCCATGAACAACTCTCAGCCGCTACTGGCGGAAAATACATCTCACCAATCCCGAAAAAGGAGAAGAAATAACATGGCTATCGATTTCAACACCGCAGAGGTACAGAGCGAAGGGACAGGCAGTGCAATCCCCGAGGACTCAGTTGTACCGTTCATGATGACGATCCGTTCTCCGAAAGCTGGCAAGGAAGGCACGACTCACAGCATGTACTGCAAGTCGGCCAAGGGCAACGAGTATATTGATGTTGAGTTCGAGGCACAGGGAACTTTTGCAGGTCGCAAGGTCTGGCAGAACTTCACACTGGTCGGTTCAGATCAGGCCGCAAAGATCAGCATGCGTACCTTGCGTGCAATCATTGAGAGCGCCCGGGGCATTGCACCGTCTGATGCTTCACCGTCTGCAGCTGAGGGCCGCAAGGTTTCCGATTGGGCCGACTTCAATGGTCTGGTCTTTCTGGCAAAGGTTAAGTGTGTTGTTGAGCAGTCGCAGAAGGATGGCAACTACTACGTCAACAACGAGTTCAAGAAGATAATCACCCCCGATGATGCTGAATATGTCAAGGGAGAGTTTATCAGTGACAAACCGTTGCCAACCATCCCTGCTGCAGGAGCACAACCTGCGACCAGCACCGCCGCAGTAGCTACGGGTGGTCGGTGGGGAACGCCTGCACCAGGTGCAGCGACCACAGCACCCGCAGCAACAAAATCCACCGCTCCGGTTCCTTCCTGGGCTACGAGGTAGATCATGTCAAAGCACACTTTATGGAAAAGTTTGTCGTGTGATCTGACCTCTGATGAGATCAGCACATATTCAACCGAACTGGCCAACATCACCACGGAACAATCGGAGATTGAGGCAGAGAAGAAAGAAATCATGTCCAACTTCACGGCACGTCTGAATAAGTGCATTGCTGACGGACGTGTGTTGGCTCGGAAGATCACCACCCGTAAGGAAGATCGGCAGGTTGAATGCGATCTGGTTTTTGATTATGCCAAGGGTGTCGTATTTACTGTCCGGACTGATACTGATGTGACGATCGGACAGCGCAAGCTGACTGATGACGAACGTCAGGAGTGGCTGGACTTCGAAGGTGAGCAGGACAAGCAGCAGGCGATAGAAGAGAAGGCCGAGGATACTGCAGAAGTTCCTCAGGGGGAGCCGGCCAAAGAGATTTCTATCTGTGACAATACCAATTGTTATGAGCATGAACCAACTGAACCGAATCACTGTGGATATTGTGAGAACGTCTGGGAGTGTGAAAACTCTTTTCAGGAAGGTACAGAGGAAACTGCAGAAAATAACTGCAATCCCACTGTAGAGGATGAGACCGAACACGCCAGACGTGACAGCATCTGCAAAGAGTGGATAGAGTGCGAACACAAAAACATTTGTTTCACCCCCCAAAATGAAGAGGAGGCGATCTGCTTTAAGGATGAACCACACCGAATACCAGGGCCGGAAGACAAGGCAATCGTTTATGCCCGATCCGAAAAGGTTATTGAACTTCCGGTAGAGGCATTTGCAAGCAAGGGGGCTCTCGAAAAAGCACGGACTGGAATGGCTGGTGTTCCAGATGATGGCAAGGTCTCCAAAGTATTCACACATGATGACAACCTGTTTCTTCTCACCGGATCGTTAAGCAGCGGGAGGGAAGGCAACATAGAGTTTTTCGGATATCAGATGATTCCAGTTGAAAACTGGAACACCAACATAATCCAGCCGGTGACGGTGTCAGCCCGTGTAGCTGAACCCAACAGATCAGGCCTTTCACATACGGGGTGTCTTGTCACCCATAACAAGAAAAGTTATGTGCTGTATCGCCCCACAAAATTTATACACGAGCAGATAGCGGGGGAAACTGCTCCAACATTAATGGAGCTCTGTTCCCAATGCCATACGTCGAACGGCGGCTGTCAGGATTGCTGCAAAACCTGTGAAACACAATGCAACGCTTCACAGATTTGCCGATGGCCACTGGATACAGCAGCATGATCCTCCGCACCTATCAAAATAGAACTGTGACCAAGGCTAAAGCCGCTCTGAAGAAGAGCGGCAACACCTTAGTGATAGCCGGGACCGGAGCCGGAAAGACGATCATCCTGTCTGCCCTCGCTGGTCAGGTTAAGGGGAAAACCCTGATACTCCAGCACCGGCAGGAACTGTCACAGCAAAACGCTGCCAAGTTCCAAAAGGTCAATCCGGGCTGGCCGATATCATTCTTCGACGCTAACCAAAAATCATACGGCGGCCAGGCTGTGTTTGCTATGCAGCAGACCATGTGCCGCAACCTGGAGCATCTTCCCTCATTCGACCACATCATCTGTGATGAGGTTCACCACATCGTTGCACCAACCTACAGCAAGATCATTGACGCATGCCGGGAGCGTAATCCGAAACTGTTGCTTTCTGGATTCACAGCAACCCCAGAACGTGGCGATAAAAAGTCACTCCGGAAGTACTTCGATAACGTTTCCGACAAGATCACCATACGTGAACTCGTGTCTCTCGGTTTTCTGGTTCCTCCTAAAGCCTACGTGGTGAACGTTGGCGCGCAGGATCAGCTCCAAGCAATCAAGAACCTGTCAGCGTTCGGTGATCAGCAGGAAGTCGCCAAGGTTCTAGATACTCCGATCATCAACCAGGAAGTTGTCCGCCATTGGAAGGAAAAGGCAGGCGACCGCAAAACAATCGTTTTCTGTGCAACTGTTCAGCATGCCCTTGACGTGGCTGAAGCCTTCAAGAATAGCGGGGTAGAGTCGGGAGTTGTTACGGGAGATATGGCCGACGGTGAGCGAAAGGCCGTGTTACAGCGATTCGATAAAGGGCGGCTGCAGGTCCTGGTCAATGTGGCGGTACTGACTGAGGGGTACGATTCACAGCCGGTATCGTGTGTGCTGCTTCTCCGTCAGTGTTCGGAGAAGGGGCCAATGATCCAGATGGCAGGCCGCGGTCTGCGGACGGTAGATCCGGAACTATACCCGGGCGTGGTTAAGAAGGATTGCATCATTCTGGATTTCGGTACGTCGCTGTTGACGCACGGCAACCTTGATCAGGATGACGGACTACACCAGGACAAAGAAGGCGAGAAGGGCGCGGCGATCATGAAGGTCTGCCCGTCTGAGTACACCATAGGAATGTCGTATCACTTCCCCGACAGAAACGGAGCCGAGGGGTGTGGCGCGGAAGTACCGGCACAGACTAAAACCTGCCCGATCTGTGGATTCACGTTTGACAGGGTAGACGACAAGGACGAACAACAGATCACCAGTATCGATTTAACCGAGATGGATATTTTGAATGCTTCACCGTTTCGGTGGGTTGATCTGTTCGGCACCGATACCTGCATGATGGCGTGCGGGTTCGCTGCATGGGCCGGAGTGTTCTCTCCCGACCAGGGCGAGACGTGGGTGGCGATCGGCAAGCTGCAGGACGAAAAGCGCGTGCACCAGCTGGCGCTCACTGGAAGATTACAGGCCATGAGTGCAGCTGATGACTTCCTGAGGAACTACGAAGACAGCAAGGCCGCAACCAAGTCAAAGAAGTGGCTGAACGATCCGGCCACCGAGAAGCAGAAAGAGATCCTGCAAAAGTTCGGATATGACACCAGCGGTGTGTTTGGATACACCAAGTACAGCGCAGCGTGCCACAGTATTTTCCATTTCAATAAGGCCCGTATCGAGCGGGCGTTGGGGGTCGCATGAGCGACATTGAAGAGTTCATGGCGTCTCAGGAGCTGCACCGATGTGCAGCCCTATGCGCGAACATCACAAAAGAAACATGCAAACAAAATAAGAAATCAGGCCGGATATTCAGCTGTGACAGCTGCAAAGGTCTGGGAGAGAAGGTTGAAGTGTCGAAAACTTATCGCGGAGTATGCCCGAAATGCAAGCGGGATGACGTGTTGTTGACCAGTAAGAACGGAGAGTGTTACCGCTGTTATAAGCGGGGCGATCAGGCAACAGCAACAACGCGCCCCATGCCAGCGGCGCCAGTTAAGAAGGAAAAGCCCGTTGTAGTCAGTCACGGACTCGCACTGCTCACACCGGAAGATATATCAGAAATAAAAGGTGAGCCAATACAAACCAATGTTGAACCAATAGCTGAGCCAACACCCGAACCGGTAAACCACCCGATCCACTACGGGGGAGAGGACAACCCTTACGAGGCAATCAAAGTGATTGAAGCGTGGGACCTCGGGTTCTGCCTGGGGAATACTGTTAAGTATGTCAGCCGCTGCGGAAAGAAATCAGACAAGGCCCTTGAGGATCTAAAAAAGGCTGCATGGTATCTGGATCGCGAAATCAAAAGGCTATCGCTATGATCAGCCTGCCCGACTTGGCCGCGCAGCTTAACGACTCCGGCCTGATCAATAAGACGTTCATGGATATGACCAGGGCAGAGATTCTGCTGATGGTTTCGGCTGTGTTTTCCTCGATAGGTGATGAAGTGCCGCCGGCGGGATGGGCAAAGCCAACGATCGTAAACGATTCCTTGATCATAGGCTTTGACTCGCATCCAAAATACCGTTGGTGGACTACGGACGGTCAGAGCGTTTTGCAGACTCTGATCGAGATCGACGCTCCATGGCCGGTGGCCAAGAAGTATCTGGACGGCCGCGGTATCCAAAGCATGACTGAATCTGATTACATGAATAGGTTGATACCATTTTAATGGAACCCTGCCGTGACCATCAAGCCTGCAGAGCGGACCTTCGCGGGTGCCGTAAACTGAGGACGGCAGGGGTTTTATATCATAAGGAGGCACAGTGATTGACTTTAACTCACGATCAGCCCTTTCTGATCGATTAAATTACCTCATAGATCAATCATTCACTCAGGAATCACAGAAGCGCGAATACCTGGGCGCGTCGATAGTTGGTCACTATTGTGAACGTCACGTACAGTTCCATCTGATGGCTGCACGGGGGCTGGTGGCGCGTAAAGAATTCCCTCCGCGCATTCTGCGGATCTTCGACCGGGGAAACCTGTACGAGGAGCGCGCCCGACATTGGCTAAAACAGGCCGGTTTCCTGTTCGGGCGTACCAAGAAGGGTAAGGCCTTCACTGATTTTGATGGTCAGTTCAAGGGCCACGTTGACGGAGTGATCACAGGATGGAAGCCGCGGGATATTCCCTGTCCGATCGATCTGCCGGCGCTCTGGGAAAATAAGTGTCTCGGTGCCAAGGGCTGGAAAAAGGTGGTTGAAGACAAATTGCAGAAATACTCTTCAACTTACTATGGCCAGGTGCAGATCTACATGCACTATCTGGGGTTGGAGCGTTGCCACTTCACGGCGATCAACGCGGATACCATGGAGATATATCACGAGCTCGTGCCGTACAACGATGCAGAGGCAATGTTGTGCAAGTCGAGAGTGCAGGGCGTGATCGATGCCAGCAATGAAGGCCGGATGGTGGCGCGGTGCACGAGTGACCCGGCATTCTATATCTGTAAGATGTGCGACTTTCACGGGGAGTGTTGGCGATGATTGATTTCAACCATTGGGGATCCTCTGAAGAAAAGAAAGAAATCGACTTTGCATCAGTCAAGGCGATCTGCAACAGCAACATTACAGCGATCCTCGAGCAGTACCAGCCCGGGGGCCGCGTCATCAACGGTGAGTATGTTTGTGCCACCAAATTTGGCGGATCAGGCTCCAGTTGCTCTACCAACACCCGCACCGGAGTCGGTTCAGACTTCGGCAGCGGGGAGTCATGGGGAGATGCAATCGACCTGGTTGCACAGATAGAAGATTGCAGCATGTCGGAGGCCGCTCGACGTCTGCAGGACTTTATGCAATGTGGCGATTCCCCGAGACCCACACCGATCATCCCACAACAATCCCCCGAGGAACGCTACGCAGCAGGGCAGAAGATTGCCCTCGGTTTATGGACAGAGTCAGAGTCCTGCCCACACAATCACCCGTACCTGGTCAAGAAGGGAATCAATGCTGACAACGTTATCAGGGTGCATCCGGCAACGGGTAATATCCTAATTCCTCTTTCTGATGAAAATGGCGTTGTATGGAGCGTCCAGCGCATCGATCAAGAAGGCAGTAAGAAGATAAACCACTGTGGAAAGCTGTCCGGGAACTTCTATATCATCGGAGGTGAACGTGATGTGGTTTATATCTGTGAAGGATACGCAACAGCGGCAACAGTAGCCATGGCTACAGGTAAAACTGCAGTAATGGCAGTATCAGCCGGTAACCTTGCCACAGTTGGAGAGAAAATCGGGAAGATGTTTCCTTCTGCTCAGATGGTATTTGCTGCCGATAACGATCAGAAACCTGACAGTGACGAGAATCCCGGTATCAAGGCGGCAAACAGTGCCGTCAAGCAAATCAACAGAGGCACAGTGATTGCTCCACCGTTTCCTGTTGGTCAAAAGGGTGATTGGAACGATTACGCAATCATTCACGGCGGCAAGGTAACGCGGGATCTGTTGACCAGCCACAAGCGATCACAGGTATTCGTCGACATTAAAACCATTGCCCTGGTTGAGCCGCAATTCTTGATAGAAGACGCTATAGAGACACCCTGCACAGGTATGGTATTCGGTCCCTCTGGAGGCGGGAAGACATTCGTTACTCTGGACATGGGATTTCACATTGCATGCGGTAAAAAATGGCTAGGCAAGTCTGTCAAGCAAGGCCCCGTGTTCTATGTATGCGGAGAGGGTCGACATGCTATCCCGCGCAGGATGAAGGCATGGGAAACACACCACAAGGTACAGCTGCCGTACAACTCATTCCTTATGTCATCAGCACGTATTGATTTCAGTCCTGAGTCAGTACGCGACATGGTATTTGAGATTGATCACCTGGAGGCGATAACCGGCCCGCCGGCAGTAATCATCATCGATACGATGGCGCGAGCTCTACCAGGTGATGCAGACGAGAATAGTTCCAAGGATGTTGGGTCATTCATCGATGAGTGCGACCGGTTACAGTCAAAGTATAACTGTGTCGTGCTGATCGTTCATCATACAGGGCATGCTGATTCTGCCAGTAAGCGCGCCCGTGGATCGTCCGCAATCAAGGGCGCCATGGACGTGGAGATCCTGATCACCAAGGACCGCACTATTGAATGGACAAAGACCAAGGATATGGAGCCGCATCCGCCTATCAAGTTCGAGCTGCTGCCGGTCAAGTATGGTGAGGGCAAGCGGGATGGATCCTGCGTGCTCAAGTATGATCTGGATTGGAACCCTGCAAAGTCCCGATCAGAGACAGCATACAGGCGCGCTGCACGTCAGGCACTACAGGAAGCCGTACAGTTGGATAATATCGGCGGCAAATGCATGCTTGATACGTGGGTGAGCTGCTTTGTGACACAGTTGCCTGACAAGACAGAGAAGGCAGCAAGGCTTGCACTCACTCGCAAGGATGGTGGAGAGATCAGCAAGATGATTGATGCAGGAGAGGTTGAGCTGGATGGCAAACTTTATGTGCCAGTTATTAACCAAAATCAGGTGACTGAATCCATGTTTAACGGTCTGGTTTAGTATGGCACACACGGCACGTTTTATATGTTTTGGGTTGGTTGGTTTACACACACGTCTAAAATTCACCAAACGTGCCGACGTGTATTTTCACCGCACGTCACACTCCCCCTTTAGGGGGTGTGATGTGTGTGATACACCGGGTTGGTTGTAGTGTTGCAAAAATAACTCAGTAAGGATTATGGTATGACAAAATTTGTCATCAGACAAACAGCACACGAAAGGGAGTGATCAATGGCGTTAACATCAGAGCAAAGAAATGTTTTCCTGTTGGCTATGGAGAAGATCGAGACATTCAACTCACAGGCGATGGATCACGCAAGCTATTCGTGTGTGAGCTCTCGTAAAAACCCAGGCATGAACGTTGTTGTCGAATGGGCAATTGATTACATTTCCTGTCTGCCAGATGATTCATATCTTGCTGGCCTGATAGTGAGGGCTCATGTAGGTACGGATGACAAGTGGAGCAGAAATGACATCAGGAGATGTGGTGGAGCCTGTCGGGGATTCTATCGAAGGGTGTTAAACAAGCGCCTGTTTGGGGCAGGTTTGAAGTATATCTAGATGACTGTTTATAACATTGTGGATAACCTGTTTAAAAAATGTTGATAAGCCAAAAATAAATATTGACATGCAGGGGGTTTGTACAGTACTTTTCTGCCATGTTCTACAAATCCAATCAAAGCCCACTCGGTTAATCCGGTTGGGCTTTTTTGCGTTGATATGCCACCGAGAATACCAAAGCCATGCACCAAGCCGGGATGTAGGCAGCTGGTAGTCAAGGGCGCTATGTGTGCTGAGCATACACAGCAAGGCAGCAAGGCAGCAGACAGCCGTCGAGGTACGGCACACAGCAGAGGGTACGATTCAAGATGGCGCCAATCAAGGGCGCTTTTTTTGTGTTCAAATCCATTGTGCGTTGAATGCTCAAGAGATGGCAGAGTGACAGCAGCCACAGTCGTTGACCACATCGTACCGCATAAGGGAGACATGTCGCTGTTCTGGGATAAGAACAACTGGCAACCCCTATGCCGGAAGCATCACAACGTTAAGACGGCCACAAGCGATGGAGGGTTCGGCAACGGGTGACGGGGGGGGGCATGATTCTTTACAACATTCCCTTTCGAGACCGAGCGCGAAGTCATATTTTCACAAACGCAACTTCAAAGTAAAAAAGACCCTATATGGCGAGTCCAAAACCACAACCGACGCACTTGAAGCTGTTGAAGGGCAACCCGGGTAAGCGTCCGCTGAATAAAAACGAACCGAGGGCCAGCAACTCTCTGCCGTCTCCACCGTCCTGGCTGAACGATCGGTCAAAGACAATTTTCCGCAGACTCGTGAAGCGAGTTAACGAGATGGGATATGCTTCCGCCAGCCACACCGAAGCATATGCCCTGGCAGCATGGAGACAGGATCAGATCGAACAATGCGAAGTGGTGATCAGGACAGAGGGCATGACCTACACTACGGAGACGCAGGGCGGAAGTCTGATGTATCGATCCCGCCCCGAGGTGGCGTTGCAGAGTGAAGCGGCAAGGCATCTGCAAAGCCTTCTCTCTGAATTCGGGCTCACACCTTCGGCTATGTCAAAAATTCAAGTACCCGGCAAGCCAAAGAGCAACGCATTTAATGCGCTGTGAGCCACGTCAACGGGGCAAATGAGTATGTAGAAGGCGTCCTGAACGGCAAGATTCTGGCAAACCAGCACATTGTGCAGGCATGCCAACGACAACGGAACGACCTCGAAAGACAGGGCACCGATGAATTCCCGTACATTTTCAACCCTCAGATGGTTGACGATGGTGGAAATAAATATTTTCCAGCTGAACGGATCTGCAACCTGATTTCTCTTTTGCCACACACAAAAGGGAAGTGGGCAGCCAAACAGGAAAACATTCAGCTGGAGACATGGCAGCAGTTCAACCTGACCACCCTGTTCGGATGGGTGCACCAGGAGACAGGGCTCCGGCGATTCAGAGAAGCGTACGAAGAGATCCCGCGTAAAAATGGTAAATCTCTTTTGGCTGCAGGCATTGGCCATTACATGTTTGCCCTGGACGGCGAGCACGGAGCAGAGGTTTACTCCGGAGCCACAACCGAGAAACAAGCGTGGGAGGTCTTCAGGCCTGCGCGCCTGATGGCGAAGCGATCCCCGGACTACTGCGAGAGCAAAGGCATTCTGGTCAATGCCAGCAACATGGCAATAGTGGAAAACGGGTCAAGATTTGAACCGCTGATCGGGTCGCCGGGTGATGGTGCCAGCCCGTCATGCGCAATCATCGACGAATACCACGAACACTTAACCGATGTGCTCGTTGAAACAATGGAAACCGGGATGGGGGCGCGAGAGCAGCCCCTTTTGTTTGTTATCACCACTGCCGGATCGAACATGTCTGGCCCGTGTTACCTGAAACGGGACTATGCAATCAAGGTATTGACCGGTCAGTTTGTCAACGAACAGCTGTTCGCCCTCATTTACGGGATTGATGAAGATGACGACTGGACGTCAGAGACGGCACTGCGTAAGGCAAACCCAAACTTCGGCGTGTCTGTCGGCTCTGATTACCTCTTGTCCCGGCAGCAAGTCGCAATGCAGTCGGCCAACAGGCAGAACGCATTCAAGACGAAGCACCTCAACATCTGGGTTGGAG